ATGAGCGGTTCGAGCCAGTCCCCGTCGCCCGTACAGAACTTCCTGCGGCCCGGCAAGATCAGTCTGCCGGCGCTGCCGCCGATGTCGCTGTATGTGCACTTCCCGTGGTGCGTGCGCAAGTGTCCGTACTGCGATTTCAATTCGCATGAGTGGCGTGGCGAGGGCGGCGCGCAGGCGTTTCCCGAACAGGCCTATCTCGACGCATTGCGGCAGGATCTCGAGCAGGCGCTGCCGCTGGTGTGGGGCCGCCCCGTGCATACCGTCTTCATCGGTGGCGGCACGCCGAGCCTGCTCTCGGCGGCCGGGCTCGATCGCCTGCTCTCGGACCTGCGCGCCCTGCTCCCGCTCGACGCCGACGCCGAAATCACCATGGAGGCGAACCCCGGCACGTTCGAGGCCGACAAGTTCCGCAGCTTCCGCGCGAGTGGTGTCAATCGACTCTCGATCGGCATCCAGAGCTTCAACAGCGAGCATCTGAAGGCGCTCGGACGCATTCATGATGGCGACGAAGCGCGTCACGCCATCGAGATCGCGCAGGCGAACTTCGACAACTTCAATCTCGACCTGATGTTCGCGCTGCCGAACCAGACGCTGGCGCAGTGTCAGCAGGATGTGGAGACGGCGATCTCGTTCGCGCCGCCGCATCTGTCGCTGTATCACCTCACGCTCGAGCCCAACACGCAGTTCCACAAGTATCCGCCGGCGGTGCCCGACGAGGACGCCGCGGCGGACATGCAGGACTGGATCGCCGAGCGCACCGCGGCGGCAGGCTACGGGCACTACGAGGTGTCCGCATACGCGAAGCCGCATCGACGCGCGAAGCACAACGTGAACTACTGGGAGTTCGGCGACTATCTGGGCATCGGCGCCGGCGCGCACAGCAAGATTTCGTTTCCGCACCGTGTGCTGCGACAGATTCGTCACAAGCATCCGCAACGCTTCATGGAGGCCGCGGCGGCCGGCAATGCGATTCAGGAGACGCGCGAGGTCGATGCACGCGACCTGCCGTTTGAATTCATGCTCAACGCGCTGCGGCTCACCGAGGGCGTGAAAACCGAGCTGTTTGGCGAGCGCACCGGACTGCCGGTCGCGCGCATCGCGAAGGCACTGGACGAGGCCGTCAGGAAGGGGCTGCTCGCGGACGATCCGCAGCGTATCGCCCCGACCGAGCTCGGACAGCGCTTCCTCAACGATCTGCAAGGCATGTTTCTCGATCGCGAGGCCACCTGACGCGGCGGTCATTCGCGCCGCCCGCACCGCCCACCGGCGGCGCCGCAGCCAACGTCCGCCGTGCGAAACAATGCGACGCCTGAGAGACGTTGAGATATTTGACCGGGGGACGAAAGATAAATGGGACTAACCGGGATGATATGGGAAGAACCCGGACGGCCCCACAAAAAATGACTTGCAACGGGTGAAAATACGAACGGGCCGCGATTGGCCCGTTTCTTACTCAGCGAACATGTCTCCTTGGCGCCGGGCCATCTCCTCCTGGCGGACCGTTTTGACGATCTTGTATATCCACTGGAGAGAGACGCCGTACTTGCGGGCCAGCTCACTGTGATTTGCGCCGTTGAAATCGTCGTAAATCTGGCGATCACGCTGTGACAGTTTGTACGATAGCCCCATCGGGAAGTAGATATTCTGCCCGCCCCAATGCGCGGCCATACGGTCCGCAATCTCCCTCCCGACCTGTGTTGCCTTATCGGCATCGAGACCCGCGCTCTCCAGTAGCACGAGAACGCACTGTTCGGCCAGGTCAACCAGTAGCTCCGGCCCCTTGCTCTTGAAATCGCCTTTCAGGCGGCTGTCGTGGAAAGCACCCTCGGCCATGTCTATCTCCCTCGAGTCAAAATGTCGTTCAAACGATCCCATGCGGCATGCATCGGGTCGAATGTGCCCGCCGTGAACGCATGGCTGAGCGCCATATCCAACTGCGCACGCTCCACATCGGTAATTTCGCCAACCAGCGGCACCATGTTCCTTACAGCTTGCGGCAGGAACCGCATCGCCCAGCGTTTCATGGTCTCGATTAAGCGCTCCGCCTGCTCGCCATCGATCCACTGAAGTGCGTCGACGCCTGCGATGCGCTTAACGTAGGCCGCCAAGGCTTCCTCAGACGGATTCTTTACCGCCTGAAGCTCGTGTAGAAACAACCAAAGCGCCCGGATTTTCTTGCTCTGCCGGTCTTGTGCCAACGCACGGGACGGCTTCGCTTTGGAACGCACCTTAAAGCCGCAGCGCTTCATGTGCTCCAACACGCGCTCCAGGTCTGGAACGCTCAACTCCGCGCTGGAACCGCGCTTTCCAATACGTCGCAGGATCCCGCGATAAGTGTCGTCATCCATCGACAGGTCGCGCTTGGCGACGTGAATCAGGCGGATGAGGCGTTGGCGATCGGCAGGTTGGCTCATCGAGCTCACTCCAGGGCCAATGGCTGCCTTCGGTCCAGGTCTGAATGCACTCGTCAATCAACTGCTTTGCCGCCTGCAGGCGTTCGTCGAACACCAAATGCTCCTGGATCTGTCGGACGATCTTGAAACGGCCATCGAACGACAGCAGCGTGACGTTGCCCTTCACACCACCGAGCTTCACGCCGTATTGCTCGCCCGACATCTCGACAAACGCACCGATGTCACCGAAGGCTTTCGCCTTGAAATCGGCCAAGATTGTTGATGCCGACTTGGCGCGCTCAACCAGCTCACGGACCAATGCATCTCTTGCCTTGTCGATCGGCTTGACCATGTTCTCGGGGATCAGCCGTCCTTCCCCGTCACGCCAGTACCCGGCCGGAATCGTTTCGCTCATCTAGTGCTCCTTGCTCTCTGATTGCGTTGAGTTACTGCTGGCCAGACGTTCGTGAAATACGCGATGGGCGCCTCGGTCTACCAGTCGCTGAAGTTCCACGAAAAGCTGCAGGCCGCTCTGGGCAGCAACGAACGCAAGCTCGTCACGCTGGAGCATCTTCGTATGCTCTTCGGCATCAACGACATCTTCATCGGCGAGGCACTCGCCGGCGACGGTGCGACGGGGGACGTGTGGGGCGACAACATGATCCTCGCCTACGTGGCCAAGCCGGGTGCCGATCGATCGGCCGACTACGAAGAGCCGTCCTTCGGCTACACCCTGCGCAAGAAGGGCATGCCTGAGACGGACAAGTACGACGCCGAGGGCGGCAAGGTTCGCTTCGTACGCCACACCGACGTCTACAAGCCCGTGGTGGTCGGCGCTGATGCCGGCTATCTGATCGCAGACACGAACGCATGAGGTCGCCCATGAACACCCGAACCTATCGTGTGCGTGGCATCGATCTGCATCACGACGGCCAACGTGTCCCCGAAGGCGCCGAAGTCGTGCTCGACGATGCGGCAGCAGACAAGCTCCGCCGCTATCTCGAGCCGGTTGCGAGCCAGGGCGATGCAGTAAAGAAAGCTGCGGCAGAAAAGGCCGCCGCTGAGAAGGCCCAGGCTGAAAAGGAGGTGGCCGAGAAGGCTGCAGCAGAGAAAGCCGAGGCCGAGAACGCTGCAGCAAAGAAAGCTGCCGAAGAAAAAGCCGCTGCCGACAAGGCCGCGACCGAGGCGGCCAAGAAGGACAGTTCGTCGACCGGAGGTAAGCAATGAAAACGCAGCAGGTTGTACTGACCACGTCGGTCATCGCCGCGACGGATTTGATCCGTCGCCGTTTCGTCGCCTTCGACGGCACCGTATGCGCGGCTGGAGCCAAAGCACTGGGTGTCGTCGAGGCTGACACCGAAGCTGGCGGCGTGGCGCCCGCCAACATCCTCGGCGCAATCCTCGTTGAGGCGGGCGGCGCGATCGCCGCCGGCGCGGAGGTCGAGTCGGACGCAAGCGGTCGCGCCGTAACGAAGGCCGCCGGTACTTCCAACGGCTACGCCTGGGACAGTGCCGCCGCCGCTGGCGACCTCATTCGAATCGTGCGGAGCATCTGAGCATGGAGAACCAGCACAAGCACATTGCCGGCTATCAGACCGACGAGCATGGGTTCTTTCTGTATCCGGCCATCGCGCACGAGCTGTACCTGTCGCCAGGCGAATTCAACGTGCCCTACGGCGCGGTCGAAGTGCAACCGCCAGCCGTCGAAGGTGGCAAGGTGCAGATGTGGGATGGAGCGGCGTGGTCGGTCGTGGAAGACCATCGCACCAAGAAGCTCTATGTCGCCGAGAGCGGTCGTGAATACCAGCTTGGCACCACAGTGGAAGTTGACGGTGACAGCGTCACCTATTATGGCGGTGGCCCCATTCCTTCTTGGCTGACAGAAACGGCTCCCGAGGTGCACATTGAAGTTGCCGGAACGCTTGAGGAAGGGCAATGATCGCCATCGTCCTTTCCGTTCTATGTGCCGCCATTGTGCTTGCTGCGAAATGCACGATCATTGCCGTTGCGATCTCCTTGCTCGATCGCTGTCTTACGGCCAGCTCGCCGCCCGACTCCATTCCTCGCCGCCTGTTCGTGATCATCGCGGTCATCGGGTATCCCGCCTATGTCGTTGCGACCTGGGCTGTCGTCGTCTTTGCCGTGCTGTGCGTGAACTGGTGGGCAGTGCTGCTCGCCGATGACGACGGCAACCTGCCGAGTTGGCTGCGCTGGTTCCAGACGTTTGACGCATCGATCGATGCGGGGTGGAGGGACGGTTATTTTCCGACCGAGTGGGGAGAGACGCCGCGAATGCGCTATTTGGCTCGCGTGCTCTGGCTGCTACGCAACCCGGCATATGGACTGGACTACTGGCTCTTCGGTCTGACCTTTGACGCGCGAGGTTGGCGCGTCCTGGCCAACATCGAGCGGGATGACCTGGTGCTGTTCTTTGCTGTGGGCAACGGCGTGAATTTGTACTATCACGGGCCCCTCGGCGAAGCGAAGATTGGCTGGAAAGCTTGGAACTACTGGTTGGGGAACGCTTGGCGCGAAACGCCGTGGGGCCCGGCTTGGCAGATTCCTGTATGCGCCACATACAACCCGTTCAAGCGACGGGTTTCGGCCGCATAGTAATTTAGAAGAAAAGACGCGGCGACGCGGTCGGTGCGCTAACACCGGCCGCGTCCCGCCCTCGCAGAAGAGTCCTGCAAGTTAGGCAAGGCCGCGTACCCCTGCAGAGGCGGCGTAAGCCTATCACATATGACGCACGATAAATGCACATCGCAACACCCATCATCCCGTGGCTCGGCGGCAAACGCCGTCTCGCGGACAAGCTGCTACCGCTCTTTCCGCCGCATGAGTGCTACGTGGAAGTGTTTTGTGGCGGGGCAGCCCTCTATTTTTTGCGCCCGATTCCCGCTCACGTCGAGGTAATCAACGATATCAACGGTGAGCTGGTGAACCTATACCGGGTTGTGCAACACCACCTCGAAGAGTTTGTCCGCCAGTTCAAATGGGCGATTTCCAGTCGACAGGTATTTGAATGGCAAAAGATGACGTCGCCGGCGACGCTGACAGACATACAGCGCGCGGCGCGCTTCTACTACCTGCAACACCACGCGTTCGGTGGAAAGATCGACGGGCAGACATTTGGCACCGCGACGACTGCTCCGACGGTCAATCTTCTGCGCATTGAAGAACAGCTTTCGGCGGCCCACCTGCGCCTCGCTGGCACCACCGTCGAAAACCTGTCGTGGCACGACTGCATGCGCCGCTATGATCGCGCGCATACGTTCTTCTATCTTGACCCTCCCTATTGGCAGACGGAGGGGTACGGCGTGCCGTTTGAGTTTAGTGAGTATGAGCGCATGGCTGCGATCATGCGGGAGTGTAGGGGCAAGGTGATGTTATCCATCAACGATCATCCCGACATCCGGGAAGCCTTCGCGGGACTCCAGATCGCGGAACTGGACATCCGGTACTCGGTTGCCAACGCACGCGGCACGCCTCAGACCAGTAAAGAGCTGGTCATCATGAATTGGGAGGCCGAGGTGTTTGGCGGCCTATTCTGATTCGAACAGGCGAAATCGAACGCGCAGGGCATGAAATTCTCTTGCAGATGCTGGAAAATACATCACGCCCTGTTTATCGCGCGAAACGCGCTTGATTTGTCGCGCCGCGCTTCAGACGCCATTCGGCGTCGCATTTTTTCGCTGTCCGCCTCCCTCGCTCATCTCCCGCTCATCTCCCGCCCATCCCCGCTCACCCCCGCTCATCCCCCGACAACCGTCCCCATCTCCCGGAGCGCCTTGCGGATGATCTTGCCGGTGACGGTCATCGGCAACTCCGGCAGAAAGACGACCTTGCGCGGATACTCGTGCGCCGCGAGCCGGTTCCTGACGAAGCGCTGAATGTCCTGCGCGAGGTCGTCCGACGGCTCATGTCCTTCGCGCAGCACCACGAAGGCCTTCACGATCTCGGTGCGAAGCTCGTCGGGCTCGCCGACCACGGCAGCGAACTGCACGGACGGATGGCGGATCAGGCAGTCCTCGATCGGCCCCGGGCCGATGCGATAGCCCGCGCTGGTGATGACATCGTCCGAGCGTCCGGTAAAGGTGATGTAGCCCTGTTCGTCGATGAACCCGGAGTCGCCGGTGAGCAGGTAGTCGCCGCGAAACTTTTCCATCGTGGCGTCCGGGTTGTGCCAGTAGCCGAGGAACATCACGGGGTTGGGCCGCGCGATGGCGATATTGCCGACCGTGCCGACGGGCAGCGGGTTGCCGTCGTCGTCGACGATCGCCACGGCGTGGCCGCGCACCGCGCGCCCGATCGCGCCGGGCAGCGCGGGAAACTCGGCCGCGCATGACGACACGACCATATTGCACTCGGTCTGCCCGTAGAACTCGTTGATGTCGACGCCGAGATGCTCGCGGCCCCACGCCAGCAACTCCGGCCCGAGCGATTCCCCGCCGCTTGCCACCGAGCGCAGCTGCAGCGGCCAATGCTCGCGCGGCGACGGGACCGTGCGCAGCATCTTGAGCGCGGTGGGCGGCAAGAAGGTGTTGCGCACGCCGTGACGCGCCATCAGATCGAACGCCGCGACCGGATCGAACTTCTCGAACCGGCGCGAGAGCACGGGCACGCCGTGGTGCAGCGCGGGCAGCAGCACGTCGAGCAGCCCGCCGATCCAGGCCCAGTCGGCGGGAGTCCAGATCAGGTCGCCCTCTTGCGGGAAACCGTTGTGCGACGTCTCCACGCCCGGCAGGTGGCCGAGCAGCACGCGGTGCGCATGCAGCGCACCCTTCGGCTTGCCGGTCGTGCCTGAGGTGTAGATGATCAGCGCGGGCGCATCCGCCCGGGTTTGGACCGCGTCGAAGTGCGTGTCGCGCGCGGCGATCGCGGGCCACAGGGCGAGCAGACCGTCTTCGGCAACGCCCCAGTCCTGGTCCTCGGCCACGTGGTGATGCGCTTCGGGCAGGTCGTCGTGCACGACATAGACAAGCCGCAGATCGGGCAGCTCAGCGCGAATGTCGTCGATCTTGCCGATGCTCGCGAGGTCGGTCACCAGCACCGTCGCACCGGAATTCTGCAGCCGGTAGGCGAGCGCTTCCGGGCCGAAGAGCGTGAACAGCGGCACGGCGATCGCCCCGAGCTTGTATGCGGCCACATGGGCGACGAGCGTTGCGGGCGACTGGGGCAGAAAGATGCCGATGCGATCCCCCGTCTTCACGCCGTTGGCGCGCCATTCGTTGGCAAGCTGGTTGGATAGTTGCTTGAGGACGTCGAACGTGAGACGCACATGCGAGCCGTCGGCGCTCTCGTGTATGAGCGCGAGACGGTTGCTGCCGTCGGCCCACTTGTCACAGACGTCGACGCCGATGTTGAACATCGTCGGGATCTGCCAGCTGAAGCCGCCGGCAGGGCAATCGACGAGGCGTTGGCCGCCGGCGTCTGAAGACGTCTCGTGGGCGGGGGTACGGGAGGTGTCGGCATCCATGCGCTGTCTCCGGGTCAT